CCATCTTGACCATCTTGACCGTCTTCTCCTGTACCTCCTGATAAGAAAGAAACTAACGTATATGTGCTACCACTTCTAGTTACTTTTCCTATTACTGTGTCTTGGTTGGTTGAAATAAAACTTGTTTTAAATATATTTACACTACTATAACTTCTTGGTACAGACTGGTCTAAAAATAACTTTGTATCATTTTGTATTGAAGTAACCGTAGCAAAATAACGTGTAGTGCTTGTATCAACTATAATTCTATCTCCAACTTCATATTCTGTAGTAAAACTTGTTCCACTGCCTGTTACTTCTGAACTATATTGTGGAATTGAAACTGTGCCTGTTTTTTGTGTAAGCCCAGCATTAGCAGCACCTACCTCTGATACATATTCAAAATTATAATATAGAATTTCATTATTGTCTCCAACATTTGGGTTTCTTGCAGTTGTATCTGTTTTTATTTCTATTGCTTTAATAGGGTCTGCTGTAGAATCAAAATCATGAACTACAAAAGCCGCTCCACCATCACTGACTCCTGAAAATGCTTGACTTGTTTGTGCTGCGTTGCCTGAAGAAACACTTATTAGATCTCCTACTGTGTTTGTAAAATCATAGGTTGTACTGCCAAGACTTACTAATCCCGTTGATGAGTTGATACTTAGCCCAGTGGATAAACCGCCACCTGTTGCTATAGCACCAATTTTAGAAGTAGTACTCGTTGGTATTTTTAATACCATTAGGGAAGTATCAATTTCTCTCCTTATCCATTTTGAGAAATGACCTTGTGTATTGGTAAGCCTTACCAGTACCGTACCTATTTTTTGTGCAGGATTTTCTATTAAGAAGGAAGTTTCCGTAGAAGGAATTATCTCTGTCTTAAATTTCCCTGTAAATCCTAAGTTGTGTTTTACTTCATAGGATTCTATGAATTCGTATTTGTTTATAATTGCATTTCCGGCTGTGTCTGTTCTATCTGTACTTGGATGCCCCCAAGTTACTGCTAAATCGAGTGATGAACTTTCAGCAGATTCTACTGTTCCTTCAATATTTTCTTGTTGATGAGGAACTGCTTTTAGTACTACATCTGTAGGAAATGGTACGTTTTCTGTATACCTAGGCATTCTTGTTGCTTCTGGTACATCCTCTATAACATAGCCTCTATCTACTAATGAGAATTTTTCCCTATTATATTCTACTGCTGAAATTGCAAATATAGGGTCTTGATCGTCTTCTTTTATATTCTGTATCATATACTCTTTAGCAGAACCATGAACCATTTGTCCATCTGCATCAAGTTCTATAATTGCCCAAATACTATGAGTTGCAGGCGCACTAGTAAAAGCACTAGCTACAGTAACACTTGTAGAGTTGTAACTTGATACTTCTTGTCTTTCAACTCTTGTTTCACCAGACCATACTAAGTCTAATTTATTACCACTATCGTCTACTGCATTAATCATTATAGTTTCAGATGTTAATGCTGTATTTGATCCTGCAACATTATTTGCATACTGTATAAAGTCTCCTCTTTTTCTAGAAGCTCCTCTTACTGTTGCAGTATCTTGCTGTAAATATGCGCCACCTTCTGGGAATACTACTTCCATAAAGAAAGTTGCTGTATTTGATAAATCTAAAGAAGAGTCTACTTTTATATTAGTAGTAGTAGAATTAGCTAAAGTTCTTCCTCCGAATCTTAAATTGTTTCTATCCGCATCAGCAACTGTTACTATATCTCCACTACTTAAATTTACACCTTCTAATCCTACTTGGAACGTTACTACATCAGTTTCCATTTGGTCTGTAAATAAATGCCACTTACCATATCTTACTGCCTGTGCTCTACTAGTGCAACCGAATGCAACTACATCTTTTTTCTTTATTTGTCTTGTTTCTATTATGTTGTCGTAATCTTCTACTATTTCTACTGTTTTTTTATAAAAAGCTTTTGGGTCATTCCATGTTACATTAACTTGATTGTATCTAAATCTATTTCTTGTTGACTGGTAAGAGAATGAACCTCCTAATACATTACCTTTATTAAAAGCTGCTATTGGAGATCTTTCTCTATTTTGCTCTACTACGATTTGACCATTTACCCAAGTCATCATACCTCTAAAAATAGATAACATATCTTGTGCAACTTTCATAGCTTCTGCTTGTTCAGTAAACCACACATTTGCTGTAAAACGAGGTTCTGTTCCTCCTTCGCCGTTTGGTACTAATTCATCACAATATCTTGCTATTTTGAATAAAGAATATTTATCTATATCACTGGCATTTATATACTCTCCGCATCCATATCGGTTATTAGTCATTATATCATAAAAAACCCATGCAGGATTATTAGAGTATACTTTTTCAAAGTTAGGAGAAGTTGCATCAAATACATCTGTATCTCCTCTAAAATTTCCATCCCAAGCTACATAATCACTTCCAAGTGCTCCTGTAGTAATATTTCTGGTATACTGTGCTGGGCTTCCTTCATAACTTTCTTGTGCTGGAGAATAGTTAGTAGGTACCATTATTTTTAGACCTCTTGCATGATATCCTCTTTCTGGAACATTTCCAAAATCAGCAGCATTAAACATCATCTGCCCATAGGCTGCTAAAGGATAGGAAAGTTTGTCATTAATAACTGATTCTATAGATTGTAGTCTTCCTGAATTATAATGTGTAGTAACTCCATGCTCTCTATTAATTGGAGTAATTGTTTCAATCTTTATTTCATAATCTTCAAGAGGTTGATAAGGTTCTAAGTTAATATCAAATACTTCAACAAAAGGATTCTTACAATAAGCTTCTACTGTTCCTGAAGATGAGTAAATCCACCCATGTACTCTTTTATTTGATGGTCTGGCTAATAATGTTGAGTCAGTTGGTCCATATATCAGGTCTTCTGTAAATGAAGAATCTCCTGGATTTTTATATCTAAGATAAATTCTATGTTCTATCATAGAAGGCCACTCTTTACCATTACTTGCTTTTAAAGCATGCATATTATCATATTGGAAAGTAAGTTTTAATCTATCTACTGCAGATTTTTGAGTGCTTACATTCATCTGAGTAGAAGTAATAATAATTGGATTAGCTGTCCACGTACTTGTTTCATCTCCTGAAGTACTATACCCATAAGTACTATAGTTATTACTTACGCCTATTCCACTTAAATCAGTAGTTGTAAGTGTTTTACTAACATTTGCAATCACTGAAGCATTTCCAGTATCTGCCGCAGTACCTACATAAGATTGACTTCTTTCTCCTGTTTTGAACCCATAAGTCACATTGTCATAATTATAATTAAGACTCGCTGATTCCCACTCTGCTACACTTGTGGGGCTATCCATATAGACAGCTGTGTTTGCAACTGTTCTATCTCCGCCAGTATCGGGTGTAATTACAGCTGTATTTGAGTTACTTGTAGAACTAACTGTTCCACATAAATCAATAGTACCTGCTAAAGATGAAGCAGTTACTTCTGCCATTCTATCTATTTCTACAGAAGTTGCACTTGTATATTTTGTAATTTTACATACTAAAGTTGTTTTATTTGGACCGCCCTCTTTTATTCTTAAATATTGTCCACTTACATATGTTTTTGAAACGTCATTAGTAGCAAAACCTCCTGAAGAAGTAACAGTCTTACTACCTGCTGTTATAGATATTCCTGAAATAGTCTTTTTTGCTTCTTCTATTCTAATTTTATAACTTCCATTACTAGAGCTGTATCCTGAGAACATAGAAGAACCTGTATTATCAGTAATAGTATTAGTACTAGCATTATAAGATACATCAAAACTTTGTTTTGGATTATGAGAATTTTTATATGAATTATTTAAAACTTGAGTAGTATCTAAATATATAGAAGAAGCTCCATCTATAAGTCCTTGAATAGGTCCTTCTGATATTAAATCATAGACAATAACAGATTGTTCCTGATTAGGACTTCTTCTTCTATTTCGTGTTACGCCAGTTGCAGAACTTGCTGCTCCGCCACCGCCCCCGCTACCAGGGCCTTTATTTATATTTATCATACTTATTTCTGCATTACAACAGCAGATGATTTTGTAGAATCTCCCCCACTGTTTGCTGGGCTATTTGACGTCGAATTTATGTAAGTAAATGACGCATTATAACCTGTTGTTTTTTGATCTCTCATAGAGTAGTTTATTGTTACTCCAGGAACTATTAATTCTCCATAAAGCAAAGGAACCGGACTCCCCATCTTTACATTTTCTTGTGCATTACCAAATAAATAACTATCAGGAGATGAGCCAGGGGTTTGAGGAGTTAAATAATCAGTTAGTCCTTTTAGTGCTAATAACCCTCCTATTGCTCCTGCTATTAAGGCTGCATTTGCAGTCAAAAATAAACCTAAACCACCAAATGCAGTACTACAGGCTAAAAAAGAACCTAATGTTGCTATGAGCGCAGGTGCAAATATAGCAATCACTACTCCTAGTACTATCTTGAATACATCTCCAAAGCCAGAACCTGCTGGAATAGGTGTTATGTATATTGTATCTTTTATTACAGGTAAAAACATATCTGCAATATCGTCTTCTGTTTCAATAAGTAAGTCTTTTCCATGTATTATTTCTAAGCCTACATTATCTTTTTGCAGCATTCTAGCCATTTCTTCTGCGAAACCTTCACATTGTGCTTCTATGAGTTTAAAAATATCACGCATGTTGTTATCCGCAGATACCCAATCTGTTCCAAACTTTTCTCCTAATTCTCCCATTAACTTAACGTGGGTCATATATACACATCTCCTTTTTTGGGTACGATACTATCATGTAAGGTACGCCCATTCTTTTGCAACACTTTTTGTCATGCTCACTCGGTTCACATTTTGAGTCATAGTGACTATGGACTACATATTTTATATTCGAAATGAGTTGATACTTCACAAAAGTTTTTGGGTCAATTTTAAACTCATTTAATTTATTCTCGGCAAAATTTTCACAATTTATAAATTCTTCATTTCCATCTTTTTCTATGATTAAACCACACATTTCTTCAGGGGCGGCTTGTTCTGCTGCTTTATATATAATATCTAACATTAGTCAAACCTTGAACTTCCCGGGAAAGCTCCAAATGGTAGTACGCTAGTATTATCATTATCTGCTTTTGGATTTGAAGCAGCACTTGAGGTACTAATTGGAGTTGCATTGAATCTACGATTACAAGAAGATAATCTCTTTCCACAAATATCTCCTCTTTTCCAGAAGTCTCCAAAGTTAGGAGTGTTTCCTGTATTAGTAACTTTTGTTTGCCAAATGCTATATCCTGTAGCTTCCCATGCTGTATTTGCACTTACATAAGTCCAAGTCATTCCATAGTTATGAGTAGTAGCCCCATTACTAGGATTACTAGGTAACCCTACTGTAGTTGGTGCTGTAATTGTTTGAGTTTTTCTAACATAATTATTAAATTTTTCATCAGTATAGGCATAGTAAGTAGTACTTGAACTATAATCATCATATACACAAGCTCTAACAAAGTTAGCATTGCTTTCAGCAGGTGTTCCTTTTGAAGTTTTAGTTCCAGTAACTCTTGCTTGCCAATAACTTTTTACAGAAGCACTTGTGTAGTTTCCATTTGCGTCTAATCTTGTTGCTGTTTGATTATATGAATATAAAGTATCTTTTGTAATGTTTGAGCTTCCTCCTAAACTATCCCAACTTGTTACTGAAGTATTTGGAAGTATGTAATGGTCATCCACGTTTACAAATGCAGTAAATTGTGTTCCTATACTTGTTCCTGCATTTGTTATCTCAGGTCTATATAATCCATGAGAGTGCCAACTACATCCACCTATTTTTTGACTTTCTTTTCTAGTAGGACTTGCACCTTGATATTCCCATGCACATCCGTTTCCTACAATGGTTCTTTTTGGTACCATTACTCCATCCATATCAAAAGGAGAGTTTAGTTCAAATTCAATACTTGTTGAATCTTCGCTAGATATTTTATCTATAACCCATACTTCTCTATTAAACTCTACTGGAGGCTCTCCTGCAGTTGTCTCGTTGTCTCCTCCTACAATATATTTAACAAGAGTTGCTCTACGAACTATTTTTTTACCTAATAATTTAGTGTAATCTCCACCTATTGCTTGTTTAAAACTTACTGTAGCATTTGTACTGTCTGTAGCAGAAGATATTCTTAATCTTGGTCTTGCTATGGCTCCTGATTGATTTTTCTCAAACCCATCCGCAACTATAGGCAAAGTATTATAAGTATTTAATTGAGTATTTGTAGTATAGTCATACATTTGTATTGCACTTGCGTCTGAATTGTTATGCCCACTAAAGTACACATAAGTTCCATCTGCTTTTTCAATTTCAAACATATGTACTATAGCACCTGGTGTTAAAGTTTGTACTGTTGCGATTATAGACATTACTCGTAAACTCTCTCTAACTTCATTGATAAATTATAATAATCATCATATGCCCAAGATTGACTCCAATCAGGACATAGTACTTTAATTGTTGTTTCTCCCCCGCTTTCTGAATACACAAAATTAAAAGATGTAACACCTGCTTTAGTTTCTAAAAAGTTTGATATTTGGTCTATATCTTCTTTTGTTCTATTTGCAAAATTTATACTAAATGATTCATTTAGTACATTTATACCGTTTCCTACTCTTTGAGAATATCCATCACCAAAGTCAGCTGTAAAAACTCTAGGGGTGGTCTTTCTAGTAAATCCTTTATCGGGGACTGCTTGCCCCAGGCTTCCGCCTACATTAAATCCTATTGCCATTAGTAACTATTTAACAGGCCTCCTGCCCTTTGCTGTTTAACAATCTCTTGTTGCACCGCCGCTGAGATACTTGCTCCAAATGCTTTTGCTTTCTCTCCTTCTGTTTTTATATCTTGTGTTGCACTACCATCTGACATACTAACGTTAACGGTAACATTATTTGTACCGCCACCAGCACTTAACATTTTTACAGGTATAGACTTATCATTTCCTAATGGTACGACTGCTTCTGTTCCATGTAGTGTTGCAGGATAACCAGCTTCTGGTCCATCTGCTACTCCACCACTTCTATAAGAACGATACCCGCCTCCAGCTCCTGGTTGCATAATTCCACCTTGTCTTGCACCGGTTTTAGTTAGTCCCATCATAGCACCAATTGAGGCACCTGCTCCTGGGTTAACCATACCTACCATTGCCATAAGTGCGTTTAATATAAGTTGCTTAATTATCATTTTTGTTATGTCTGATAGTATAGAAATTGCCATATCTCCGAAGGCTTGTTTCATTGTTTTCGTACCTTTTGCAACAGCAACCAAAGCACCTGCCATATCATTTGCAAGTCCTTCTGTTAATCTATTTGCTATATCATTCTGCAATTTCATTTGTGCTGTTAGCTTTTCTCTTAATTGGAATTCTTCTTGTAATTTATTTAAAGTTTCTTCTTGATACTGCTGTTTAAGTACGTTTTCGTCCTCTTCAAGCCCTCCAGT